TGCGGTATATCCCAAAGATTGAGCGTATTGGATCACCTGTTTCCGTTCACTATCGCGAACAGCATTGTCAGCCCATGCAGGGATGACCTCAATCATGCGTTCACCCTCATTCTTTAGGTGGCGCTGATAAAGCTGTTGGTGTTCCATGTTTTGCTCTTGTGCAATGCGTTGCCTTTCCTGTTCAACCAATGCGCTATGTTCTTTGCGCTGGTTGTAGACTTGGACTAGGCGAGCATATTCCTTCGCATCGAGTTCATCATAAGCCCTATCCCAATCAGGCTCATCGGCCTGCATGGATTGTAGTTGCTCAGATAATTCGGTTAGGCCTTGCGCATAAGCATCCCGCATCTGTTTAGTCTGAGCCGCTTCAGCCTCAAAGGCTTTGCGCTCAGATGCAAGTTGCTGCATGCGCTTTGTGAACGCACTTTGCCGCTGATATCCCGCAACCGCTTCTTCGATGGTTATCTCAACTTCTTCGCCGTCAATTGTGGCGGTTACAGTTTGAGGCTCATCGTCATCGTCTTGATCGTCATCGTCAAAGGCATCTTCCTCATCATCGTCAGCGTCATCGGCTTCGGCGTCATCCTGATCTTCATCAGTTTCATAGCCTGCCTCTAACGCCTCATCTTCTGAGGCTTCAGCTTCCGGCTCAAGGCCTTCGGCTGGTGCTGCTTCTTCTTCTGCTTGGTTATCCGCTGCGGGGTCTTGCAAAAGCGAAGTCATTGCATCGTTTATAGAAAAATTGCTGGTTTCCTGATTGGAATTGTCAGCCATAATTTACACCTATTTTTTAAGTTGATCCAATTGTGCCTTCGCCATTTTGCCGGTTTCAACAACCGACTTGAGGTGGCCTTTGACCGCCTCTAAGGCTTGGCACAGGTTATATATGCGCTCGCGGGCTTGCGTGTCCTCGACTGAGGATTGCTTCCACGCGCGCATAAATTCAGTGTCTAAATAATCAAAAGCCTCTAAAATTAGAGGCTCATTAAGGATGCGTTCAGCCTGCGCTGCGCGCTCGCGTTGCTCGCGAAGCTTTCCTTCATTCATGTAATTTTCTTGAAGCCAGTTAGGCTCATCGGGTCTTGGTAGTTTTCTGGACGATAAGCATAGCTGTCCAAAAAAGCGTCATTTGCTGCTTTATAATCGAAGCCGGCCGGCGTGAACGCTGAACCTGCTTCAAGACCTGTTGGCCGGTAATATGCGCCGGTCGCTGGCGCTGTAACAGGCACGGCTGGCGTTGATGCTGTTGCTGAACCCATCCGGCAGGCCTGCAAATCTTCGTCGAAGAAATAACCCTCATCGCACTGACCGGTCAGCGGGTTGACAGGCCGCATTTCGATTTCTTTTTGATGATCGTCTGGCGTCCATCCAGTTTCTTCAAGACCTTCGATTGGGGTGCCTTGATAAACCTCGCCAAAGGCGCCTTCGCTAAAAACGCCTCGCACAACACCATTTTCGTCAAGCGCTGGCCTGCCACCATTTTCAAGGTCTTCAATCATTGCGCCCAAATTCATCGAACCAGCGATGCCCATCAAACCGCCGGCAAGACCCGGAAAACCATATCCGCCTTTCGCTTTCTCCATACGCGTTTGGCCTGTGATGGGGTTAGGTGATCTGAGCTGCTCTAAAGCCATATCTGCAAAAGCTTTTCGTTGAGGCGTGTTTGGCGAGAACCAATTGCTATAGCTTGGAACGCCAAGCATTGTACTCAAACTCCCCTTTTTAAGACCGCCAAAGAAATCGCCGCCGATCTTCTTTGATGAAAAAACAGACGGCGCAAAAACGCTTTTACGATTAGCACCAAGCGAATTCATATATGATGCCGCAATCCTTTGCGGGCTGTTTGACCCCCAACCTAAAGGATCAATATTAAAAGCCATATCTTGCGCGGTTAGCCCGCTGTTTGCATATGGGTTTTTATATGAATTGACCATAGCTTGACCGGCTGCCGCCTTTTGGGCGCGCTCTTTGGCGAGTGAGGCGACAAGATTATTCTGCGCCTGCGCGACAGCTTCAGCTAAGTCGTTTTGATTTGGCTCATAACCCCCACCAGACCAGCCGCCGGTATCATCGCCAGCCGTTGTGCCTTTGTTCGCACCAGTGTCGCCGTCACTTGCATTTGGACTACTATAATCATCGCCCTCGTCATAGAAGGCCGGTATACCATGCACCATCTCACCGCTGCCGCCTCGCGCCCGCAATAGGCCTTCTTCGACATCATTGATATAAGCTAGTTTATGCGGCTGGCCTTTAATCTTCAGCTTTTTAGGTGGCGATGATCTTTTTTCCATTTTTACACTCGCGGCAAATTGGTTGAGATTTCTGCGTCAGTGATAGATTTTGCGAGGCGTAACTGGCTTTCCAGCGCAAGTTCCTCGCGCCGCATTTCCAGTTCGGCTTCCATCTTTTCGCGGTCTAGTTTTATTTCAGCTTCGATCTTCATTTTCTTTAATTCGAAGTCCTGTTGCAGCTTCATCATCTCAGGCGATGGCTGTTGGCCTTGCTGCGCTTGCTGCGCCTGTTGTTGCTGCATTTGCTGGGTAATCATCTCAGGCGAGTTGAAAAACTTACTGGCGTCTTTGAAGCCGCCAATTTCGGCAATCTCGCGCAAAGTGCCGGCATATTGTGCCATCGTGACCATCGGATTGTTTGCGCCTAGCGTTTGCAAGATTTGCTCTTGCTTGCCGGCGATCTGTGTAAGGAAAGCGATCTTTTGTTCATCATCTGCGGTTCCAAGCCCAACATTCACAATGACATCGAATTCGGAATCAAACTCGCGCGGGTCTATTGGCACAAATTTATTGCGCAGGCGGATGATGCGGTCTTGCTGTTGGTATTTTGTAACAAGTGCCAAAATACCGCGAAACAAATCCTTAAAACCAGTCTCAGCAATGGTTCGCGCATAGCTCTCAAGCTTCTGGCCTGCGCCTTTAACCGTTGCCGCGACAGCGCTTGCTGTTGTGCTTTGCAGGGCGTTGCTATCGAGGCCTTGTGAAGCTTTGCTCATCCCTGTTCTTTGTTCTTTTACGGAATCCAGATATCCCATTAACGGCTGGATTTCGTTGCCAACGCCTGTGCCGGTTAGCATCTGGACGGCGCCTGCGTTGCGAACACGCACGATTCCGCCAGCGGTTCCATCTAATAGGTCATCAAAATTAACCTGACCTTCGACAGCAACCGTGCGCGGGTTGACGGTTAGATAAGTCGCATCAAGATATTGGCGCATCAAAACAGATTTGATTTGCTGCAAGTCTTTTGTCAGATCAAAGATGCTGCGGCCAACAAGCCGGTGCGGCATTAGTATCGGGCTGATAACGGCAAACGGAATAATATCGGTCACTTCGTTTGCAAGAATATGCGCGCCAGTATCGCCAATCGACAGGATACGGCGGCGCTCTGATATGCCATCGCCATCAGCGTCCATCAAAACAATGCTATCAAAGACAGGCACAAGGCGCTGGCTGTCATCAGCCGGATCGGTTTCAACGCCGTTGCCAATGTCGCCAAATCTTACATCGCGCTCAACTTCGTTTTCGACTTGCGCCGTGCCAGCGTGTTCAACAATTTCATCTTCATCAAAGCCCATGCTGACAAGATCGCTGACAGTCATGGTTGTGCGATGCGAAATAAAGCGGGCATCTTCTAGGCTTTTTGCGCGCCGGTTAAAAATAAATTCTTCCGGCGGCACGTTCTCTATTTTGACCTTGCCTGATTTCTTGGAAATCTTGACTTTAATGTCATAGCTTTCCGCAACCGGCTGAAGCATACCCATTTCGTTGACAATCTCTGTAACTGTCTCAGATTGGGCAACAACATCAATGTCAGGGTTTTCTAACAGCTTTGCCAGTTCGGCTTCAGTCAGGCCTTCATATTCGGCTTCTTCGATAGTTGTGGTTTCGTCATAATAAAACTTGACCACGCCTAATTTGAACAAAAGCGCATCGCGCAGCCATGCGTCAATGATGCGATAACCGTTGTTGTCATGGCTGATAATGTAATTCACATAATCGCTTATCTGTTCAGCGGCTTCGGCATCTTCAGCATTGCGGGGCGCGAAGCGGACATATTTATCTGAGCCGCAAAAAATGCGCATGAGGGAAGGCATAATTTGTTCGATGGTGTCTGCCGTTTCTGTCGAAACGACTTGGCTTTTGCCTTCGATTTCATTGCCAAACGGCTCGCCCAGATAATAGTCCAGCGCCTTAATACGGTCAGAAGCGTACTCGCTATCGTAATGATTAAGGGCGTCAGAAATCTCGCGCGCAACGATTTGACCAACTTCTTCATCGTTCATTTTCATTTGCTGGCCTTTGGTTTCTTGCTAACTGCTTGTTTTTTAACGGCTTTTGTCTTGGACAACGCTTCAACATCGCACTTGCCGCCTTCGCGGCAAAACTTCGGCGTCACGCATCCAGCGCATAGCGCGAACTTTGGCGCCATTTGTTCTGGTGATGGCTGCGGGCGAGGCCGGCGAAATGTGCGAATGGTATACATTTTTTTCGAGAAACTTCCTTTTTATGCGTGTTTTATGCTTTACTATTGGTAAATATGCGCATATAGTCTTCATATGAGTTAAACAAATGGAGAGCAAAATGACCTTTAATCACAACGAATACATCGCAAAGCGAAACGCTGAAACAATCGCCCGCAACAAGCCAATCAAAGCTTTTGCAAATTTTTCTGGTTACTCAGATGTTGAGCCGTTTGAGGTTGTTGATGTTCGCACTGAGAACAAAGTTGTTATCCGCGCCATGAAGGCAGAGCGCGCCGAAGGCTGGAAGCCTGAGATTGTTTCTGGTGGCTTTGCCGGCCATTGCACAAACAACCAAGATCAGCGCAACGCATGGAGCATCTCGCCTGACGAAGAAGGCCGCTTGGTTACGCTGCGGTGGTCGAAGGCAAAGATGAGATGGCAGAGCGCTTGCGGAAGCCGTTACTACATGAGCGACACGCCAGCAAAAAAATATGATTTTAATTTTTAACCAATGCGGGGCTTAACAGCCCCGCCCGCTAGGGAGAGCGATATGACTTACACTTTTAACGATGGCGGCAGAGCCGCCGCAGGCTTCAAAGGCACCGCAGGCGATTGCGGCGCTAGGGCGATGGCAATAGCGCTTGGCATTGACTACAAGGCCGCCTATCAGGAGTTGGCGCAGGCTAATAAGGACATGGGCTTTGCCAAGTCCGCCCGCAACGGCATTATGAAAAACGTCTATGACATGGTTTTACAACGTCATGGATGGGTTTGGCATAGCGCCCCAAAATTTGACGGTCGCAAGGCCAGATGTTCAGATATGCCAAGCGGCATTGTTATTGCGCGGCAAGCGCGCCACTTTGTTGCAGTTGTCGATGGCGAGGCCAACGACATTTGGAATTGCACAAACAAAATGGTTTATGGTTATTGGGCGGCGGCTTAACAGCCCCGCCTTACTGACTGCAAAATTTTCCAGAAACCAATTTGGCACCAGATTTTTTGGTGCCTTTTTTTGTGCCTTTTTTTGAACCGTATTTCATTTCTTTTCAGCCTTTTTAAATTGCTTTCTTTTAACGCTTTTAATGATGCCGGTCATGCTCATGCCGTCCGTTGTCAGGACTGACATAGGCTTTGGCTGCGCCAGCGTTGTCGCCTCGCCGGCAATCTTGCCGGTTAGGCATTGACCCCTAGCGCCGCACTTTTGCGGGTAAGGGCAAGTCGAACAATTTTCCATCATATCACCATTTGGTTTTGTCAGCCCAATAGGCCGCGCTCATTTTGCCTTTTGCTATATTCTTTGCATGGCGGGCTTTAAAGGATGCGCGCTTTGTTTTCATGGCCGCGCTTTCGCCTGCTTTGGGCTTGCCGGCTGTCTTTGCGCCCTGCTCGCCAAAGCGTATTGTCTTAACCTTGTCGCCTTCTTTGGCAACAACAACGTGCGATTTCTTCGGATGGTTTGGCGTCCGCTTCGGCTTATTGTAACCGGCCACGCCTGTTTTCGTTATGCGGGGGTCTTTTCCTTTAGCCATCGGCATCATCCACTTTTACGCTTTGGAACACCGCCATCAGATCATCAGCGCTATAGCCTGCCTGCTTGGCGCTCCAAGCGGCGGCCATAATGCAAGCATCAACGCATTCGCCATATGTAACTTCATCATCCGCAGTCATGCCGCGCAGCATAATCATCAGGCCATAAAAAACATCATCAACAACATCAGGCTCATCAAAAGTGACCTCAACGTGCAAATCTTGCTTATCAGGGAACTCGATTATATTATCGCTCATACAACCCATCCCATATCGCGCTAGCGCCGCCTTGTTATTCCAGCGTGTTTGGTGGCCGCTTGCTATTGCGCCAGCGCCAGCAAACGTCAAAACAAAGCTGTCAGCAACGTCAGGGCTTCTTTGCCCGCGCCGCTTCATTTCATCTTTGCTTTCGATTTTCAACTTGCCGTTGCTTTGGTACTTATAACGGATGCTGGTGATCTCGCTTATTAAGGCTTCATCATTCTCAATATGGCAGTCGCGCGCCTCAAACCATTCGCGGGCGTTCCAAAATAATTCATCGCGCAGCCGCATAAATTTGTCTTTTAGGCTAGGGCTTTCTGATACGGCGATGCCGTATGCCGGCAAATCCAATTCCTTTAAGCGGTCAGCAAGGCCAGCACCAACGCCGATGCTGTCAATGTATATATGAGTCGGCCGATCCTGATATCGGGTGTTGTCGTATTCACTTAGAATAATCCCTGCCAGCGTCATCAAATCTTTATTTTGCCAAGTTTTAATCGGCTCTAGAAGAACTTGTCCTTGTCTTTTCGCGAGGGCAGATCGATCCGATCCATATCGCGCGACATCCAAGCCCCAAACAATCGGCGTGCTAGACGCAGCCTCGATATCACGCTTAACCGCAGCTTCAACCAAATGAAGTGGCACCAGAACATCATCCGATTGGGTCGGAAATTCGCCAAGAACGCGGACGCGATAGATGTTACTGTCATCGCCGTATTTGTTAGCCATGTCAGCGACAAACTTTTCAGAAACCGTATCTGCATCTTCGCAACTCACTGTTATGCAATGCCAAGCTTCTCTGTCGCCATGAAAGGCGTCATAGAAAAAGCCATCCGCGCGGGTTGGATTCCCCGCCATAATAATCTTCGCGCCTTTGGTACTCAGCGAGCCTTCGCCAACTTGGAAGACAACATCGGGGATTCCAGATGCTTCCTCGCATATAAAAAGCATGTTTTCGCTGTGGAAGCCTTGCAGCGCCTCAGGGTTTTCCCTGCGGCTGGTTCTAGCAACCGCAAAACTGTCGCTGGCGCCCTTTAGGCTTATCTTGTCGGTCTTGAACTCTAGTAAGTCCTTGAAGCCGTCAGGCAGCTTGCGCGCCCATTTATCAAGCTCTGTCCATAAAACATCGTTTAGCTGGTGCGCCGTGTTAGCCGTAACCGCTACCTTGCAGGGATAATGCGTTAGCAGCCACCAAAGCACTGTCCATGCCTCAAAAGCCGTTTTGCCAACGCCGTGACCGCTTTTAATCGCAACCTTGTCGTGCCTTGCGATTGCCTGCAATGCCTCGCGTTGCCATGCCTGCGGCTTTGCTTGGATAACTTGCTCAACAAATAAAACAGGGTCATTCCGAAGCTTCAGAATGGTGTCTTGTATATCAGTCAAATGCCCGCCCCAATCCCAACGCGCATAGTTGGACAAGCGCGTCTGCCAAAATTTTTTTCATCGTGTGCCGGTTGTTGCCCTTAGTTTAAGGGGGGGTCGGTTCGGGTATATGCGGATGGGCTAAAAATATTCCTGCCCCGCCTGATTTTCGAGGGGGGGGTCAAAATATATATCAGCAAAAAAGACGGCTGAAATATCCGGCAAAGCCTGCCTGCCATAGCGCCACCATAGCGCCATAGCCGCACAAGCCTTGCTGACAGCCAATTGCCGTCAGGCTAACAACCTGACGCGCTAGTGAACCAGCCCGCCCTGATCGGCATCCTTGCCAGATCGCGCGCGTACTTCTTGCGATAGCTTGCTATCATTACCCAACCCATCAACCTCAATGCGTTCACTTACTGCCCGCAATGCGTCAACGTAACTGCTTTCAGCGCTATGTTCGACCTGCATCCGATCGCCAAAGTTCTTGCTCGCCATCCTTGCAGCCGTCCACTTTAGTCCATCAATTGCAACGCGCGCAGCATTGCTGTCTTTGATCTTTCCAGCCAATACAGCCAGCGCAATTTCGGCAACCTTTTCGCCGTAATAGTTTCCTCTTTCCTCTTTCGCGATAGCGAAAGCGGCGGCAAATTTTTGATCTTCTTTAGTCCAACGCCAAACAGTCGCCCAATCTGGCATGTCATCATCGCGGCAAACGCTTGCATGGCTGCGCCCTTCACTGATGCGTTGCAGGAAGTTTTTTACAACTTCCGGCGTTTTTTTGCTTTTTGCCATGAGAAACCTCTCGAGAACCCGCAAGTCACTCATTATGTTCGATAAATAACCAACGGAGAGCGAAATGACTGATATTAAATTTACCAACCCGCACGAAGAATATTGCTTTAACAATGCGGCTTATTTTACCGCATGTCGCGGCAACCGCATCCAGCAAACCTTCAAGCGTATAGAGTTCGACAGCTTTGATGCTGCCGTTAATTATGGCCGCCAGCAAAACGATGGCCGCACTATGATTTATGCAGTAACAGCGCAAGGACGCGATGCGCATATTTGCAACGCTTAGTCGGCGTCCTCGTCTGCATCAGGAACATTGACTTCAACAAGGCCGCATTCATTTGCGGCCTTTTTGCCATCGCCCTTTACAAATACCAAAACATTTTGATGTGTCTTGCCTAGCTTGCGACTAGCTGCAAACTGGCGCCCTGCCCTTACTGGCAGCGATCCAACCGCAGTGACTAGGATAGCTTCATTATAGTAATGCAAGCCAGCCTGTCGGAAAGCCTCAATCGTATCGCCGACAAAATTGTAATAATTACCAGCCTTATCCCTAACTTCGCCAACAACAAAGCAAGCAAAGCGGTTGTCCTTCAACAGCTTGCAGCTTTCGTTGATGATGTCGAAATAGGCCTGTTTAAATTCAGCATAACCAAGCGTTGATAGATCGGCCGGATCATCGCTGTAAACTTCAAGATCAGCATATGGCGGGCAGCTATATATCAGGTCAGCTTGTATGCCTTCAGCAAGCTTGCCAATATTGCGGCTGTCGCCTGTGTGCCATACCGGCATCGGATCATCGCAAATATCATCGCCTTGCTGCCGGTTTGCTTCAACCTGTTCAGCGCGCAACTCAATGCCCACATATTGCCGGCCAAGCTTAGAGGCAACAACGCCCCTAACGGAACCGCCTGCAAATGGGTCTAAAATGACCCCATCTTTAGGGCTGAACCAGCTATAACCAAGTTCGCAAAGAACAGGGTCAAAAATGCTTGTGGCGTTCATATCATCAGGCTTGCCGCCCATTAGAGCGTTCAGCCTATCTTGACCGCCGTATGTCTTGCCAAGCATAGATTCCGGCGCAGCCTTTGCCTTTCTTTTTTTCTCTTGTTTTTCGTAATAATGTATATCGGTGATTTTTGTGCCGGTAATTGTTAAATTATCGCCGCGCCCTAGTTCGCTCTTGATGCCTAATGCCAGCCAACCGCGCTTGCGGTTTTGCCACCAGCCTTCGCGGGCTGACATGACGCTGAATGGCGGTACACCAAAGCGATCCGATAGCGAGCCTTTGACAGCCGTATCAGTGACTTCATTTTCATCGTTATGGTCAAGAAGCGCATCTATCTCCGCAGGGTCAAAGCCTATCAGATCAATATCGAACCCTTCGCCCAAAAGATCGTTCACTTCGATCTTTAGCATTTCTTCATCCCAACCGGCGTTCAGCGCAAGCTTGTTGTCAGCTATGACATAAGCGCGCTTTTGCGCATCGGTTAGGCCTGTCAGCGTTATTGTTGGCACCTTATCTTCGCCAAGCCGCTGCGCAGCTTGCAGGCGCCCATGACCGGCGATGATGCTTTTGCCTTCATCAATCAGGATAGGGTTTGTCCAGCCGAATTCCTTAATAGAGGCGGCAACCTGTGCCACTTGCTCATCGGAATGCGTCCGGCTGTTTCTGGCGTATGGCGTCAGCGCTGTAACGCCATGCCATACCACATCGAGGTCTCGCATCGAGTTGTCTCATCTATATGTTTAAAGAAAAAGCCAGCAAAAGCTTCATAGGTTTCCACCCATCAACTCTTGCTGGCGATTGCCGGCTCAGGAACCTTTCGGCGCCTCTTGGTATAACCGGCAACAATTTTATTCTGCCTAGACCATATCACCTTTCGCCCCTACCTGCAAGCATATGCGCATATATCAGCGTTTTATTGTTGATAATGACAATTAATGCGCATAATATGCCTCATAGTAATAAAACAGGAGGTTGATATGAATAACGAAACAAAAGGCTTTTTGGTTGAACTTGCGCTGTTTGGCGGTGTGCTTTGCCCGATTGCAATCAGCATGATTGGCGGCAAAGATAGCTATTTTTGGCAGGCGTTTGCGTGGCTGATTAGCTAGTGCCTGCGCTGCTAAAGCTTTATCGGCAAGCGGAGATTGGTTGGGAAACCGTTGCAGAATGCGAAAGCTGCGTTGAGCGCTTTGGCGAGTTGCGCGGTTGCCTTGATTGCGATGGGCGCGGCTGGCGCCAATTAACAGAAGATGAGGAGGAATTTGCATATGGCTAACAACCCAAACCCGAAACACATAAGGCGTGAAGGCGAACAGTTAGAAAAAGCTGCGCAAAAATTGCGGCAAGCTTTGCTAGATTTTGAAAATTCATTGATTTTGGTAAACTCAAACTTTTACCCGAAAGATGCTTTAATGGCGGCAAACGATGCTATCCGTGAAGCAAACAAACAGACAAAGCGCTTGCGCAGGCGGCAACGCTTGCAGGCATTGCGGCGATTGCCGGTTGGGCATCCTAACAGGCATCACTGGTATGAGTTTGGTGATGGCCGCCCTAACGCGCTTGAATTATGGGATAATAAAAACGTTCTTGGCGTTAAAGGCCATTTGGGAAAATACACGTTGAGCCTGTCTTGCGCGCCTAGAAAAAGGAATTTCACTTATTGTTAGTGAATGGGGTGTGAAGCAATTTGAACCCAAAACTAGCGGTTGTGAATTTTTGTGAACGCATCGTCTAAATCATCAAGACAAAGCCTTAATATTTCCGGCGCGGCCTTTGGGTTGCGCCCTTTTTGTCTAGCCCAATCCGCAGCGCTGCGATCATGCAAGACAACTTCTTCCACGCAGCTATAGCTTTCCCTGCCCATCCGGCGGGCTATCTTGTTAAAGTCAGCAAAAGCATCAGATGCGCGCTCTGTCATTTCGCCAGCCCCGCCTTTGGGCATCCCTTCCATACTGCCAGTCATCTTTTGCGCCCTGCCTGCGGCGCGGTATAGCGCCAACAGCCTTGTCGCGGCTGCGTATTGGTAGGGCTGGATGTGCTTATGCTTCAGATAATAATCAATCCAAAGCTGGTCGGTGACGCGGATACGCTTTTTGCCGGCCTGTCTTGTTTCGATCTCCTCGATACTATGTTTGGCTAAAAACTCAGGTGTCGGCAAAAGCGCATCGTTATCAGGCATCCAACCATCCTTTCTGCTTTGCCAGCGCAATAATATCTGGCCGGCTTTTTTCATAGTAATTTGGCATCGCGTTATATTTGGACAAAAACTCATCTTTCGTTGATGGGAACCAGCGTTGGCTGATTCCGAAGTTTTCGTGCTTTGGGGTTGTGGCTAGTTCAACATCTTCCCAACGCCCTTGATTGAGCCATGTGACAGGATGGCAAATGTATTTCGCATCTGTTTGTTCGCTTTTAACCTTTGCGCTATAGGCCTTGATGCCTTCTAGCAACATATCTGCATCGGTATCCTTTAGCGCTGTCTTGTAAGCGCGAAGGGCTGCTTTCTTGCCGATCTTTTTAGGGGCTTCATCCCACCAACTTTGAAACGAAATGGACATATCTTTATTGTTTATATCGTTTCTATTGTTTGGGTGAACGCTATCTGCGCCCCCCTCATGCAAGCAGGCTGCACCCCCCT